TCAAAAACCAATGTAAGAAGCAAACTTGTCAGCTACTTCATCCTTTGCTTTTTGCGTGACGTGAGCATAGATGTCCATAGTGGTTTGAATATTCTCATGACCGAGTCTTTCCTGGACCTCCTTGATAGTAGCACCAGCTTCGAAGAGTAGTGAGCAGTGTGTATGCCTAAATCCATGAGGTGTGATTCGTTTGAAATCAGGGTACTTCCTCCAGATTCTGTTCAACATATTGTTGACATGGACAACACTCTTAGGTTCTCCACTCTCATTTTTAAACAGAAGTCCTTTTGTACTATACTTGTGCCAATCTTTTAAAACCTTAATTGTTTTTGAATCGAGGGTAATTGTTCGGGCACTCTTTTTTGTTTTTGGAGTCTGAAAGATAAGTTTATTATCTTCACCCTTGGCCAAGGTTTGATTGACAGTAATCTGTCCTTTTTTAAAATCGACATCAGACCATCTTAGAGCGCTAATTTCATTCTTTCTCATTCCGGTAAAAGCTAGTAATCTAAAATACGTCAGCATTTCATTATCGTCGAAGCCTTTAACGATTTTAAAAAATTCCTTAAGTTCTTCTTTGTTGTAGAACTTTTCAAGTTCATCTGTATTATTTTTTTGTCGTTTTGGCTTAAGAGTCTTTCTCATAGGGCTGCTATCAATCAATTCCATAGATATTGCATAATCAAATATCTGATTAGCAATGCTGATAATCCCGAAAAATCGCTTATATTCTTCAGCCCATTTATTAACCTGAGTTTGACACATTGTCAAACTTATTTTATTTATAGGTTTGTCTCCAAAATGAGGGATAATAAGTCTGTCTGCTTTATCAATTTGGCTAACATAGGTTGATTCTTTTACGGTATTTCTATAATGCTCTTTCCAAGTTTCATATACCTGTTTGAAAGTAGTAGTAGTATTTCTGCTTCTAAAGGTTTTCTTCTCATAATCAGATAAACACTTAGCTTCAGCCATTCTAGCTTCTCGTTCGGTTTTAAAACCACGTCTAAGAGTGACAATCTTCTTACCAGTCAATGGATCAATTCCATGATAGGCTTTAAAATAGTAGGCGAAACCATCACCTTTTTTATATTTTTTGATCATTGATTTTTACCTCATTTCTTGTTAAAATGGGTATAGTAAAGAGGGCTTTTTAATGCCATTCTTTCTATACAGCACATCCTCACATTTTAGCTTGCAGGCGATTGTGGGGATTTTCTAATTTCTAATGACTTTGGTTTTTGATCAAGTACTAAATAATCTTTTCAAACACCATTGTAGCCTGGATGCGATCTCCTCCACCTAGCCCCTTGCTACCCCCGTTAGCAGTGCTAATGGTATGGAGTCGGTATCCTTTGGCAACTTGTTTGTTAATCACATCTTCAAGTTCAGTGAGGTTTCCAGAACCAGTACCAAATAACTTTTCTTTAAGTGTTACTTGAAGCACAACATAGTTCAATCCATTTGCTCCTGAAGCTCCAGAAAAAGAACTTTCTTGTTTAACATTGTCAAAAAATCCCATAATAATTTCTCCTTTTTTAATCAATTAAAGACCTATATTCATCAATCACCATCGTTTCGTTAGCGATGGTTTTTAAATTATACCGTTCCATAAAATGGATGTAATTAAATTCTGACACATCATCCATAGTTTTTAATTCTTCTTCTAATAAATGATGAATCATGCTACGATCAGCTTGAAGTTCACACAACTCCCTATTTACCTCATACTGGACTGGAGTATGTTCTTTATGGCCCAATTCATGTAGAGCTACTTGTTTTTGATCTTGCTCTGATAGATTAATATCAATTGCAAGAACCTTCAACGCTGGATTAAAGAAGCCTGGGCTATGCCATTCGCTTCCATCAAAGTAGCATAAGCTTACACCCTCAAGGGCACAAAGCTCTTTCACAGTCATATAAATGCACCTCTATTTATTTTTTAAGTGTGCCTCCAAGACTGCTGTAATAAAATCAATATCTTCTTCAGTAAGTGGTTTACCATCGAACAACATAGATTGCGCAGCAATGTCTCGAAGGTCAAGCGGTGCAGAAGCATCACCGCCTGTTGTAATTTTTGGATTATCAGTGCGTCCCAATAGGTAGTCGGTGGACACGTTGAAGTAGTCAGCGATTTCCGATATTCTCTCAGCGTTAGGTTTTTGAGATTTCAACTTATAGAGTGTATTTCTGCTGTAACCTAAATCCTCTTCTAGTTTCGTGAGAGAAATTCCCCTTTTATCGGCAAGTTCTTTAATTTTTTCGTATGTCGGAAACATTGTTAAATCAACCTTTCAGAAGCATAACAAAAAATATTTCAACTTTTTAGGTGTAAAACTGTTGACAAGACACCTAATTGGGTGTAAAATAGTTTTTGTAAGTTAATGAGTTAGTAAAAAACGAAGTTAAAACTTATCTAAAAATAAATAGCTTTGGCGAGCAAGATAATTGATAGATGTAAGGTTTTATCAAGTTTTTAACTATGCCTACATTTTAACCTTTTGGGTGAAAGTTGTCAAGCGTTTTATAGATTAATTTACTAACTCTTTAACTCTATTAAAAATAAAGGAGGAAAAAACATGAGCCAACAACATCGTAAATGGATCGAGCTTGTAAAAGAGCGCATTGAAAAACGTGGATGGTCACAGACAGACTTGGCCATTGTTGTAGGTGTTAGTCCATCAGCTATCACACAACTTTTTAAAGATGGAAAAGGTAGTGATGACTTGAAGCTTCGTATTAACAAGAAGTTGAGAATTAATGAGTCGTGGGAAAAATTCGAGGATTAAGAAATATAAAAAAAGGCACCTAACGAGGTTAGGCGCACTAAAAAAGAAACTACTAATAGTATAACACAAATTGGAGATAACAATGAATATTCTAAGTGAAGAATTTGAAAACGGAATAAGATCAGTTGTTCGAGTTCAATTTAAAGAATCTTTCACTGAATTTTTAGACCAGGAGATATCAGAGAAACGTTGGTTGTCACTAGAAAGTGCAGCGCACTATGCAGATTGCAGTTCAAACACCATCAGAAAATGGATCAAGATGGGATTGAATCTTTATCAAATTGATGGAACCAAAAGAATTGACAAGAATGAATTAGATCAATTCATTCAAAGTAATATCGTTATTTAGATAGCAAAGGAGATAAAAATGGCAGTTTCTAGAGAAATGACTCTAATAGAAACACAAGTGCTAAACACAATATTACAAAATGCATCATTTGAATTACCAATTCAAGCAAAAGAGCTACAAAGGCGATTTAATTTAGATAAACGAAAATTAGAAATCATTATTGAGAGCCTTAAAGTTAATTTTGGACATCCTGTTGTTGCAAAAAAAGAAAAACCAAATGGGTACTTCTTGCCAAAAACAAAGGAAGAACGAGATGCAGGTTTGGCACCCTACAAAAGGCAAATACTAACTGAACAAAAGAATTTAGCAGCAGTATTGGCAATTGATTTAGATGAATATAACAAGAAATGGAGATCAGAAAATGTTAAATGAAATTATTATTGGTGTATTGGTAATCGTGGTGTTATTTGAGGCGATCATGGTAAGTGCAATTAGCCAACGATGCAAAGAGTCGAAACGGGAATTAAAAAAGTTACTCAAGGAAAAACAACAAATCGAAGAAGCCCGGCAAGCTATGCGCTTTGGATATCGTAGATAAGGAGAGGATTTTATGGGAAACGACACATTAATATTCATCTCTTTCGGTTTCATTATTTCCTTTACCCTTTTTAATATTTTTAAACTTCTTTGTAACCTTGAAAATACCTTGGAAGGTATTAGGGATCAAATAGAGAAAAGGGAAACTGATAAAAATAGCGATCAGGTTGAACTCTTTCTCAGACAAGCTCTTAACAAGGTAACAACCGAAAAGAAGGATAAAAGAAATCATTGCGATCGATGTTGAAAGTTGAATATCATTTTTTTCAACTAGATCATAAAACAAAAGGAAATTGTATACAGTAACTAACACTGAATATGAAATAATAAAAGCTAAAATTAAAAACGTAAATAAAGTCTCAAAATGTATTCCTTTCAAAACTTCAAGAGTTGACTCCGTGCTAGTAGGTAAATATTTCAAATACAAATATGACATTAGTATTGTGATAAGCAAAGGATAAATTAATGAATATTTATTTCTCATAGATAGACTCCTATTGTTTTTAATTTAATTATATCAATATTAAGGAAAAATAAAAATGGCAGAAAAAACAAATATCCTGCCTCACGACTTACTAGCTGAACAGGCGGTACTTGGATCAATTTTCGTTGATCCGGAAAAAATCTTTATCGCATCAGAACTCCTAACACAAGAAAGTTTTTATAAATTATCTCACGGTATTATCTTCAACATTATGGAAGAATTGGCAGACAAAGGAGAACCAATTGACCCTGTATCTGTAAAATCAGCACTTGACTCTATTGGAGAGTTTGAGCGTATTGGTGGAATGGCTTTTCTTGCTAGTTTGATCAATTCAGTTCCTACTAGTGCTCACATTGAACATTATGCAAAGATTGTGGCCGAAAAAGCTAAAACAAGAGAGGTCATCAATGATCTAGGCAAAGCTCTTGAAACAGTATATGAGGATCACCAAGATTTGGATGATGTCATAGTAAGACTTGAAAATACACTGACATCGGTAAGTGCTAATCAAAACTCAGGTTTTAGAAACATCATGGACGTGTTGGATTCCACTAATATCAGAATTGATGAACGATCTAAGCACGTTGGGGATGTTACTGGCCTTGCTACAGGTTTTACCGATTTTGACAAAATAACAACAGGACTACACGAAGATAACTTAATTATTTTGGCCGCTAGACCTGCTATGGGGAAAACAGCATTTGCTCTAAATATTGCACAAAATGTCGCAATACGAGCAGGTAAACCAGTAGCTATCTTCTCACTTGAAATGGGGGCTGAGAGTCTAGTAGAACGCATGCTATCCGCTGAAGGAGTGATTCCAGCCTATCACATTCGGACAGGAAAGTTATCTGACAGTGAGTGGAGGCGAATGCTCTTAGCACAGGAACAGTTATCAAAGGCTCAACTCTATATTGATGATACCGCTGGCATCAGAATTTCTGACATCCGAGCACGATCAAAGAAATTAGCTCAAACAACAGGAGAGCTAGGTTTGATTGTTATTGATTATTTACAGTTGATTACTGGCAGAGGAAAAGAAAATAGGCAGCAAGAAGTATCTGAGATCTCTAGACAATTAAAGATTTTAGCTAAGGAATTAAAAGTGCCAGTAATTGCACTTAGTCAACTTTCTCGTGGAGTAGAACAACGTAATGACAAAAGGCCAGTTCTGTCAGATCTTCGTGAATCAGGATCAATTGAACAAGATGCTGATATTGTAGCATTTCTTTACCGAGATTCTTACTACCGTCGTGAGGGGCAAGAGGAAGATGATAATGTGACAGAAGTGATCTTTGAAAAGAACCGTCATGGGGGGTTAGGTACCGTCAAATTATTCTTCCACAAAGAATTTACAAAATTTACAAATATGGAGGTACAATAAATGATTAAAAAATCAGAAGTAGCTGGTTACTTAGCATTTTTTAAAGTTCCCAAACCGCTTATTTATGACGAAAAATACAAGAGATTAAGTAACAATGCAAAGTTAATGTATATGTTGTTGTTTGATAGGTTGGAGTTATCTCTAACAAATAAATGGCATGATAAAAACGGAAATGTTTTTCAATACTATACTAACGAGCAGTTAATGATTGATTTGAATTGTAGCGAACCTACAATCATAAAAACCAAGAAAGAACTTAAAGATGCCCAGCTACTAAAAGAAGTTCGACAAGGTGTAAATATGCCTAATAGAATTTACATCAATGCGGTTAATGGATCGGCTGTGAGTTCAGTTGCGGACCTTAAAAACTTTAAGTTTGGAACTGAAGAAACTTTAGTTCAAGAACTTAAAAATATTGAGGGAATCAAGACTGATAATATCAAGACTGATAATAATATAATGTCGATTTGTCAGGAAGTTATTACTTATCTCAATCAGGTTACAAAGAAGAACTTCAACAAAAATACAGCTAGCCATCATAAATACATTAAGGCACGCTTGAAGGAAGGTTATGAACTAAAAGACTTTAAACATGTGGTTAATGTTATGGCAGCTACATGGATGGGAACAGATTATGAACGATATCTACAACCTCAAACGCTTTTTGGGAATAAGTTTGATAGTTATCTTAATCGTAGTATGCCGAACAATGTCCGATCATTTGCTTCAGCAGTTGATGAAAGGCTGGGATTCTAATGGAAGCTCTAAAAGATATTGAAAGAAAAAAGCTACTAGATAAAATCTGTGAAGTGCACTCTTGCCAATTATGGGAGAGTCCAGTAGTTATTGCTGGAAAATTGAAATATTTGCAGGTTTGTCCAGAGTGTGAGAAGGAAGAAATTAAACGAATAGAGAAAAAGTTAAATAATGAGTCAGCAATAAATTCAAAATTAGCCCAAACATTTGAAGTATTCAGTCGTTTTAGTTTATTTCCTGATGAATTGATCGGAAAAAATTTAGAGAACTTTAGCACTGATAATCAGAGTGCAGAGCAAGGTTTAAATTTTTCAAAAAGGATGCTGAGAGACTATGTGAAGGGAGAAACTGGAAATGTTATTATCACTGGCCCTCCTGGAGTCGGTAAGAGTCATCTATCAATCGCTTTAGCTTCTTCCCTGAACAATAAATTCAAGGACCTAGGTACTCCTAAAAGCATTATTTTCGTATCGGTAACTAGGTTATTTACTGAAATAGAAAATAGTTTTGGTGGAAAAGGCTATTTTACAGAAAGCCATGCTGTAGAAATGCTTAGCAATGTAGACTATCTCTTTCTCGATGATCTAGGAAAAGAGAGCAGCATGAGTGACACCCTTAAACAAGCAAACGAATGGAGACAAAGGGTTCTATTCAAGATCTTAGACAATCGACAGACAACTTTTATAAATACTAACTTATCTAGTAGCGATATCAAAAAAATCTATAATTCAGCACTTGCAGATAGAATTTTCAAGGGTGCAAGTAAACATATTTTTAAATTCCCTGATGGGATGGAAAGCAGAAGGTATTAATGAAAAATAAAAGATTAGTTGAATTAATTAAGAAAACTCAAAAATGGTTTTATGATCGTAATTTACAGACTCAGAATCCTGATAAACAATTTTTAAAATTGTTTGAGGAAATTGGGGAATTAGCTAGTGGGCTAGCAAAAAAACAAGATGACGTTGTAAAAGATAGCATCGGAGATATTGCTGTAGTGTTAATTGGCCTTACTCTACAATTAGGAATTGATACGAAAGAAGTATTTCCAGATACAGAATCAGTTCCTTCTACGAATTCTAACAAGGAAGAAGATCATTTTATTTTATTGCTAGATCAATCAGTTGCTGCTTACTTTAGTCGCCAAAATTATCAATTAAAAAATGTAGCATTTGAATTGATTCGAGTATCTAAGTTTTTGAATATCGATTTCACAGAGTGTTTAGGCTTGGCATACGAAGAGATCAAAGATCGAACAGGGCGCTTAGTTGACGGTGTTTGGGTGAAAGAGGAGGATTTATGATGGGCGAAAATAAAGTGAAACAGTATGATACTATCAACAACCCCAGCCATTATCATGGAAAAAATGGGATGGAGGCAATTGATGTGATAGAAAACTTCATAGGTGATTTAGCAGGAAAGGCAGGTTGGGCATGGGGCAATTCAATGAAATACCTTTTACGATTCCAAAAGAAGAACGGCATAGAGGATGTAAAAAAAGCCTTCCGCAATTTGGTATGGGTTCTTGAGGAAATCGCAGGTAAAAAAGAATCTTTAGCATTCCTCAGTTCTTTAGTAAAGGAGTTAGAGAATGAGCAAGTACACAAAGAATCAGATTGAACATGCTAAACAACAAGTGCAATTACTCCTAGCAAGTCGAGGTATGACTAGGCATCAATTATCCTTTGAATTAGGATATGGGAGAGATGCAGTTACTTCATGGTTAAATGGTAGAGTGCAGTTAGGAAAGTTTCAAGTTCAATGCCTTTGTGATTATTTTGGTGTGACAGAAAGTTCCATTGTTGGGGATCCAGAAGAGTTAGCAGACTACAAATTATATAAAGATGGCAGGTACATCTGTCGAGGGCCGCTTAAAGAATTGAGTCGTATTATCGGCAAAGATGCAGGTATGCTTAAGTATTATGCAGAATTGCATGCTCAAGGTAAAAAAACAGGAAATCTAACTGTTGTTAGAAGTGAGGAATAATAATGAATAAAAAAGAGTTGATTGAGAGTATTGCTCATTTACCTTCAGATTGCAGCAGACCAAGACCGATGATTGATAAATTAACAGCGTTGGAATTGATTAAGTTGCTAGACGAACCGCAGAAAGTCACAGTACCGCAGTTTGTTGCGGATTGGATTGAATACTGTAAGGAACACAATTTCACATTATTCGGATGTCTTGATCCAGCAAATGGGTTTGAGAGCTTAGCTGGTGAAACTTTTGAAGGAGATGTTAGAAAATGTATTAGATGGTGCAGAAAAGAAAGTAATAACTTCGCTCGTGCTTGGCTTGACGGCTACACGGTCGAGAAAGAACCGAAGTATACAGTTAAGATCAAAGCCGTAAATCAGTATCTTGTAAGAAATACAGACGAGGATTTCTTAGGTTTTTTACAAAGTAGATTAAAATCGAAATTTACTCGCAAAGAGTTAGAAAATGAAGGGCTCGGTGAAGTATTTAATAGCCCACTGTTTGAGGTTGAGGAGTCGGAGTGATGGAAGAAATTAAAATACTTGACGCATGTTGTGGAAGCCGTATGTTTTGGTTTGATAAAAATGAAAGCCATACAACTTTTATGGACATCAGAAAAGAAAAGTTTGAAATACATGGTAAAAAAGTCAACGTAGATCCTGATGTTATCGGAGATTTTCGTGACATGCCGTTTGAAAATAATACTTTTAATTTGGTTGTTTTTGATCCACCTCATTTGAAATGGGCTGGCCCTAATTCGATAATGAAAGCTCAATATGGCCAAATTGATAAAGAAACTTGGCCTGAAGATTTGGCTAAAGGTTTTGAAGAGTGCATGCGAGTTTTAAAAAAAGGGGGAACGTTAATCTTTAAGTGGTCTGATTGCCAGGTAAATGTAAAAGAAATACTAAAGGTCATTCCATTTAAACCTTTGTTTGGACAACAAAGAGGAACAACCCATTGGATGACTTTTGTAAAATTTGAGGAGGTAACGGAATGATTCCAAAATTTAGAGGGTTATCCATTGACAAAAACAGCAAAGGAGAATGGCAATACGGACATTTAATTGAAGATGGAGGAAGAGCATTTATTATCAACGAAGTGGTAGAAGCCAATGAACAATACATTACAATAGGTTCTTGGTGTCCTGTAAATATAGAATCAGTAGGACGTTTCACAGGGATGTTTGACAAAAATTTACGGGAGATATATGAGAAAGATGTTTTGGGCACAAAAGATGGTTTGTTGAATGGATTTGTCGAATACAGAGAAGATTTAGGAATGTTTGTAAATAGCTTGATTCGATACAATAATTTTGAACGATTGTGTAATGTGGTTAGCGATAGAGAAATCATCGGCAACGTCTACGAAAATCCAGAATTGTTGGAGGTAACAGGATGAAAAAACCTATGATTGGATCATATTGGGTTCACAAAAAAACTTCTAAAGAATATAAAGTGATAGCTGTAGGTTTATGGGAAGAAACACTAGAAGAGTGCGTGGTCTATGTATCTGCCGAGGATTTGCCGATTACACTTGACACACTTGATAAAAAGCAGAGATGCTGGATCAGACCGTTAGAAATCTTCATGGACGGAAGATTTTATGAACGGCCTTATAGTTAAGATTGAGGTGAAATAATGGACCTACAAAACTTTATATATTTACTATTCGCACTGATCTTGCTATCTGGTCTGATTTGGGCCATTTTGGCGGCTGTTCTATCAAATATAGAGGATGATAAAAAAGATGAAATTAGAGACATTAGTTAAAACAAGAAATGCCTATCAAAAAAGACTAGAAGATGAGAAATTGTTCATATCTTTATGTAATCAAATAGGAAAACAAAATGCCACAGCTAACAAAGAATGGATGAAACGTAAACTCAGAGATTTAGACAAGGAGATTGAAGAGTATGAACAAAAATCAATTACTGATTGTTAATATTGCAGCTCTATTTTTAATACTCTTTCTATCAAGCATAAATTTCAATACACGAATAAATAAACTTGAACAAGAAAATAGGGATTTGCAATGGGAAGTAGAAGAGCACGAATTAAGTATCCAGCGAATGGCTGAAAAAAATACAATGCAGGATACTATTCTAAACAAATTAAATAGAGAGTATCAAATGCGTGAGCATGTACGAGCTCAGAAGCTGAAAGAAATTGCCGAACAGAACGGAGTAGGAGGATAAGAATAATGATTAACAATGTAACTTTGATCGGAAGATTAACAAAGGATGTGGAGTTGAAACGTACTCCTTCAGATATCGCTGCTGCACAATTTACAATAGCTTGCAACCGGAATTTTAAAAATGCCAATGGAGAATACGATGCAGATTTTGTAAATTGCGTGATGTGGCGTGAACAAGCAGAACGTTTTGCAAACTGGACCAAGAAAGGGCACCTTGTAGCAATTGTCGGACGTATCCAAACAAGAAACTATGAAGGGACAGATGGTAGACGTATTTATGTCACAGAGGTTGTAGCAGAGAATTTTCAAATTCTAGAAAAACGTGATAATTCAGGAAATCAAAATTCGATGATGGAACAAATGCCACCTTCTTATGCTTCAAATCCAATGGATATCAGCGACAGTGATCTTCCATTTTAGGAGGTATCTATGTCAGATAAAAAAATGATCGTTTGGGCATTGTTTGACAGTGGCAACGGGAGCTATACAAAAGGTGTGAAAACCCTAAATAGTTCGGGGGGGGGCTAACATTGACATTTATCCAATCGGAATAGACATAGAAAACAAGAACAATCATTTTATAAATTTGAACCTTGCAGACTATGGCCGAATATTTGGAGATAACACACTTTTTAATGTGTTAGATAAGTTGCCAAAACCTGATTTGATAATAGCTAGTCCACCATGTGAAAGTTGGAGTAATGCTAGTGCTATGTGTGAGGGGAATGCGTGTTGGAAACAAGAGGATCTATCAGATAGCCTATTTGTTCCACAAAGGAAGGGTAGCATGTTTACTATCAGAAATGCTTCTGACTATGAGAAAGCATATATAAACTATCAGTATGACCGTCAGTTTATGAAAAGGGTAAATGGGGAACTTTGCGCTTTCAACACTATTGAGATTATTAAGCGTTATGAACCTAGTTATTTCATAATAGAGAACCCTGCAAGTGGCCGTTTGTGGAAATATATTGAGTGTGTCATAGGCTTTAAACTACCACACCTCAACCTAACAAGATACAACAATTATGACTACCCTTTACAGAAACCTACAAAATTTGCTAGTAATCTTGATTTAGAGCTTAAAAATGACATAATTAAGCAAGAAATTGAGTGGGGGAAATTTTCTAAGTCTTACAATGAACGATCAAATATTCCACAAAAGCTAGTAATAGATATTTTTAGCAAGGTTTACAATGAGTTTTTAAAGGAAAAAGTCTAAATATCAGGCATTGTATTTAAATATTATTCGCAGACCAGGAGGTATATATGATTATATTTGATGATTTCTATCGTGAAGAAGTTCGACGATGCTACAAAGAGATTGAAGCTCTTGAGGTAGAAAATAAAAAACTTAAAGAAAGAATAAGTCACTTCATACGTTCTTCATGTGATAGCGAGTGGAAGAAGATCGTTAAAGATTTTAAGATTAAGAAACAAAATCGGAAGTGGAAAGCAAGATAAACTAACAGATATAGCGATTCAGGAAACGGAGGTGAAGAATGCAGCTTTTTGATGATATCGATGAAAAAGAAACAATAAGGAGAGCTAAGAAAAAGCTCTCAGAATATCCACGCTGGAGAGAAATAGCATGTGATGACCCAATTCAAAAAGTAACGCAGGAATTCACATTTCAACCAAGGGGAGGAGCAGGACCTAATAAAGCTGTCGAAAATTTAGCAGTTCGACGTGTGGATGCAATGATTGAATTAGAAGAAATTGAACAAGCGGTAAGCAGGCTATTCAATCCTACTTATCGGTATATACTATTTTCTAAGTTTCTTAAAAATCAAAAAGATCTAAACTACGAAATTTATAACTATCTAGGTATAGAGAGGACTAAATTTCAGGAACTGTACAATAATGCTTTGTTAGCATTTGCAGAACAGTATCGAGATGCTGTGCTAGTATGTAATAAAAAAACGGTATTTTTGCGGTAAAAATACGGTAAACATAACACAAAATATGACTTAAAATAGTATTATCAGAAAATGAAGGCGGTGGCCTGGTAGTTTTTTGTAGATCTCCTAATAGTATTTTTGGTTAGCTGTTCACCAGAGAAATTCGGGGTGGCATGGGTTTGAATCCCATGCAGCTAATATTTTAAGTCAGTTCTAATGAGCTGACTATTTTTAGTTGAAAGGAGTAGGTAAATGCGTAAAGTGGAACCGATTCGTGATACAGATGATATTGAACGCATGAAGGATTACTTAAAGAGTAAGAATGAACGAGACTATGTAATGATGGTTACAGGGCTTTATTCAGGAATGCGAGTTAGTGATATCCTGCCCTTGAAAGTAAGAAGTGTTAAAGGAACTCACATTGAAGTTACCGAACGAAAGACAGGTAAAACAAAAAGGTTCGCTATTAACCCAGCTCTAAGAAAAGCATTAGATCATTATATAAAAGAAAATGAATTAAAGGATTATGATTACTTGTTCCCTTCGAGAAAGAAGGTTAACAATGAAGGTCTTAGAATAACACACATTGGTAGGGTGGCAGCATATCAGATCTTGAGGGACGCAGGAGAGCATATTGGTTTAACAAATATCGGAACACATTCCATGAGGAAAACGTTTGGATACCATCACTACAGAAAGAATCAAAATGTTGGGATATTGATGGAGTTATTTAATCATTCTTCACCAGATATCACACTTGGTTATATAGGGTTCAAGCAGGATGAGTTAGATAATAGCATGCTGAATTTTGCTTATTAAGGTCACGTATTTAACAAAATGAAATAAAGTAAATTCATTTATTGATGATGGCTTACTTATCTATGAGAGAGTAAGGTGGAAAGTCTTATGGTTCAAATTAACAGAATATAAGATATGTTAAATTCAAAGACCCTCCCCCTCTAATAAAATAACACACATCAACTTAAAAATACCAGGCCTAATTATTACACCCTCCCACATTAATTTACTCCCCCCTATCTAACAAAATAATACCCCCCCACTATTCAATACCAGGGTATTGATACCGAATAAGGGAACGAGGGTAAGGTGTGTAGGATGATATAAAACAGAGAAGACAATCGAGGTATACAATGAAAGAACTACGGGCAGACCGTAACGGACCACATCGAGTAGCATTTGAAAAGAATAAGAAGATACTACTCAAGACTCAGAATACCTGTGGGATCTGTGGTCAACCTGTAGATAAATCACTCAGGTACCCTCACCCACTATCCCCAGTGATAGACCACATCATTCCAGTGAATAGGAATGGACATCCATCAGACATCAAGAACTTACAGCTTGCGCATTGGCAATGCAATAGACAAAAGTCTGATAAGTTATATGCTGAACAAAATTTTGAAAAAAATGCAATTGTTGGAAATCGCAATTTGCCACAATCAACCAATTGGCTGAAATACCACAGTTGACCCAGAACTGATAGGGGGGTTACCCCCTCCCCTCGGTTCTGGCCGAGCTTCACGCCGTCACTGTACATATTTTCTCATGCCAAAACGAAAGGATAAGAAATTGGAACTAAGAGGAATTGAATATCTCAGAAGAAAATTAGAATTTTGCAGGCCTAGAGTTAATTTGCGGTATAAGCATTATGCTATGAAAAATAATGACACCCCCATAGGGATTACTATCCCTATAAATGTCCGTGCTCAATACAAATCAACGTTGGGGTGGACTGCTAAGGGGGGTGATAGCCTTGCAGATCGTCTAGTATTTAGAAAGTTCGAAAATGATGATTTTGAAGTTACTGAGATTTTTGAACAAAATAACCCGGATATCTTTTTTGATAGTGCAATCTTATCCGCTTTGATTGGATCGTGTAGTTTTATCTACCTTTCGAAAGGGGATAATGAAGAAGTACGATTGCAAGTGATTGAATCAAGCAATGCAACAGGAGTTATTGATCCGATCACTGGACTGTTAAATGAAGGGTATGCAGTATTAGCTCGTGATGATTACGGGCAACCAACTTTAGAAGCATATTTTGAGCCAAATGCCACTCACTTCATTCCAAAAGATGAAGAGACTTATTCAGTCAAGAACCCTGCTAATATTCCTTTATTGGTTCCTGTTATTCACAGGCCAGATGCAGTTCGTCCTTTTGGTCGTTCACGGATTACTAGAGCAGGGATGTATTATCAAAAATACGCTAAACGGACTCTAGAACGTGCTGATATTACTGCTGAATTTTACTCATGGCCACAAAAATATATCATTGGTTTAGATCCCGATGCGGAACCTTTGGAAAAGTGGAAAGCAACAGTTTCTAGTCTACTAACTATTTCAGCAAGCGATACTGGAGAAAAGCCTAGTATCGGACAGTTTACAACTGCTAGTATGACACCATTTACTGAGCAATTGAGGACAGCAGCAGCTGGATTTGCTGGAGAGATGGGTTTGACCTTGGATGATTTGGGATTCGTTTCAGATAACCCATCATCTGTAGAAGCGATTAAAGCTAGTCATGAGAACTTGCGCTTAGCAGGTCGAAAGGCTCAACGGTCATTAGGTGCTGGGTTCCTAAATGTAGCTTATGTAGCTGCTTGTTTGCGTGATGAATTTCATTACGAAAGAAGCCAATTCGTGAAAACAACTGTGAAATGGGAGCCATTATTTGAAGCGGATGCTAATATGATGACCATGATCGGTGATGGTGCTCTTAAATTGAATCAAGCCTTGCCTGGCTATATCAATGCAGAAACCATTCGAGATCTTACAGGTATTGCAGGTGATATGTCTGCTGTTCCTGTAGCAAATGAAGGAGAACCAGATGGAACATGATGTATTGCCTGGTCTTCTAAAAGAAGTACAGAGTCGTTTTGAAAGCGAATATGGGAAGAGCGAGGTTGTCAGTCGAGCTTTTGCAGAACTACAGGCCAAAAAAGCAACTTACAAGACAGCAAATGAGTTTGCTATCGAAGTTGGAGAAATTCTCTCTAAGGCTCTGGAAGCTTCTCTAAGCGCTGATAAATTACCAGATGGTAAAATGTATTACAATATTGCTCAACGTTTGTTATCGGACGTACTGGGACGTAATTATGAGATAATAAGTGGTTATACTAGAGATGTTCAGAAAAATCTAAATGCAGATGCAAAAATCAGTTTGAAAGTACAAGTTCCTGAATTGAATCAGGATAGAGTTGCTGGAATAGTCAATCGATTGGCATCTGAGGAAAATTTTGAAGATGTTAGTTGGTTGTTTGGTGAGCCAATTGTTAATTTTTCTCAGTCTATCATAGATGATAGTATTCAAAAAAATGCTGAGTTTCATCATAAATCTGGATTACAACCCGAAATTATTAGAAAATCTTATCTCCATTGCTGTGATTGGTGTCAAGAGGTTCAAGGTAGCTATAAATATCCAAAAGTTCCAAAGAATGTTTATAGAAGACATCAACATTGTCGTTGTACTGTTGACTATGATCCAAAAAGCGGGAAAGTTAAAGATATTTGGAGTAAAATTTGGAGAAAAACAGATGAAAGTGATAAGATAGAAGCAAGGAAAGATATCAATGGAAAATCTCAAATGAGCGAAGTGAGAAAACTTGCGCTTCAAGAAGGAATTTCTTCGAACCCTATCAAAAAAAGTCCTAAAAAACTAACTGAGAAGCAAATCATTGATGCCGTTGGCGGTGGAGATAAAACAAAAGGATCATGTTCATCCGCAGCTTTTGCTTACATAGGTAATAAAGGCGGTTATACCGTTTTAGATTTTCGAGGAGGGGAAAGCTGTGACTTTTTTGCTAGAAACAGTAGAATCCAAATGATAGGAAATCTTCCTGGTGTTAAAATGCATGTTGTTAAACATACAAATGACTTTACTGCTGTCAGAGAATTGTTGGAAAAGGTAGAATCTGGGAATGAATATTATTTAGCGGCAGGTAGACATGCGGCTATCATAAGAAAAAATGAAGGCCGTTTCGAATATTTGGAATTACAATCCAGAATATCAAACGGGTTTAAACCATTAGATAACATTGTTTTGAAAGAAAGATTCAAGTGTAAAAAAACGCATAGTACCAGACACGGCAAATATGAGGTGGAAAGTTGTATTATTGATTCGGATTCATTGAAAGATAATCCTGAGTTCCATAATATATTGAGTTTCATTAACACAGCAGGTTCTAAACAAATGAAAGGAATTGAAGGCCATGAAAGATGATCATGAAGAAATAAACTGGTCTGAATATTGCTATAAAGAAAATCATGATGACAAAATTTGGTGGGTTGATACGTCATTGTTTGCTAGAGGGTTGATGTTATTTACGTTTGATAAGGAAAAGTTCTATAACCTTTTTGAAGATTACCCTCAAAACATGACTTCAGAAGAGGTTGAAATCTTTGATAAAGAAAATCCATATTGGGCTGAATTCTTTTCAGACCGAAAATAAGAATACTGAAGCACTCGAAAGGGTGCTTTTATTGTGGTTTTAATTAGGAGGTGATCTGATATCTCCCAGCGATAGGGTTATCATGCGATTACGATTGAAAGGTTATAGTATGGCTAGGAAGAAACTTGGCAATCAGAATCCTACTCAATCGGTGATTTTAAAATACGTCAAGAAGAATTCATTAGCAAATGAAGCGATTGATCTTTACGAAAAAACTGGTCTTTCTTGCTATTCTTGGCAAAAAAACCTTCTACTACCTATGATGGCTGTTGATAAAAATGGCTTATGGGTGCATCAGAAATTTGGATACTCTATTCCTCGACGAAACGGGAAGTCAGAGCTTCTTTACATTTTGGAGATTTGGGGGCTGCATAAAGGACTAAACATCCTTCACACAGCTCATCGTATTTCCACTTCCCATGCCTCATTTGAAAAGGTTAAACGCTACCTGGAGAAAATGGGATATGTGGATGGTGAAGATTTCAACTCTATCCGTGCCAAAGGACAGGAACGGATTGAATTGTATAAAACTGGTGGTGTGGTCCAATTCCGTACCAGGACATCAAATGGGGGTCTTGGTGAAGGATTCGATATGCTGATCATTGATGAGGCACAGGAATACACAACAGAGCAGGAATCTGCTTTGAAATACACTGTAACCGATAGTGCTAATCCAATGACTGTCATGTGTGGGACTCCTCCTACTCCAGTTTCCAGTGGTACAGTCTTTACTAAGTATCGAGAAACGTGCTTATTCGGTAAAGGGAAATACTCTGGTTGGGCTGAATGGTCTGTGTCTGAAGAAAAAGAGATTGACGATGTGGATGCCTGGTATCATTCAAATCCTTCAATGGGTTATCACTTGAATGAACGAAAAGTAGAAGCTGAGCTAGGTGAAGATAAACTAGATCATAATGTTCAACGTCTAGGTTTCTGGCCTACTTATAATCAGAAGTCTGCTATATCTGAAACAGAATGGAACGAATTAAAAGTACCTGATATTCCTGAGCTTGTCGGACAATTATTTGTTGGGATTAAGTATGGACAAGATGGTACAAACGTTGCCATGAGCGTTGCAGTGCGGACGAAAGATGGACGTTTTTTTGTCGAAGTTATAGATTGTCAATCAGTGCGCAATGGGAATGACTGGCTAGTGGCTTTTCTGCGTGGTGCAGATGTGGCCCAAATCGTTATTGACGGTGCAAGTGGTCAAAAGATTCTAGATGAAGAATTGAAGGACTACAAAATTAAGAATGTCATCTTACCAACCGTTAAAGAGATCATAGTGGCAAATGCTCTTTGGGAGCAAGGTATTTATCAAAAAAATATCTGCCATGCTGGACAACCATCTCTATCAAAAGTGGCTACTAACTGCGATAAGCGCAATATTGGTTCAAATGGTGGTTTTGGTTATCGCTCTCATTTTGACGATATGGATATTTCTTTGATGGACAGCGCTTTGCTTGCGCATTGGGCTTGTGTAACCACTAAGCCTAAGAAAAAGCAAAAAATCAGTTATTAAAAAGTAGCAGTCTAAGAACTGCTTTTTTTGATGATAAAATTACCGAACTGCCGGGAAAGCAGGAGAAAGGAGACATGAGAATGTCAGAATTTAAGGTTATTGAAACGCAAGAGGAACTTGATGCAATCATCAAGAATCGTTTAGAACGAGTTAAAGAAAAATACTCGGATTACGATGATATAAAAGCTCTTGTTGTTCAAGTACAGGATGAAAATAGCAGTCTAAAATCTGCATTAGAAGCTTCTAAGCAAGAGACAGAAAGTTCTAACAAGCAAATTGCTGATCTTGAGGCTAAAATTTCCGGTTATGAAACGGAAAACTTACGGACTCGAATTGCATTACAGAATGGTTTACCGTTCGACTTAGCTGATCGCTTGCAAGGTACCGATGAAGAAAGTCTAAAAGCAGATGCAGAACGCTTAGCATCTTTTATCAAACCTGTCGAACCTGTTGCACCAATGCGTGTTGTAGAACCACAAATTGGAGACAATAAAACATCGCAAATGAAGTCAATGCTTCGAGAATTAAATAATACAGGAGAATAATGTAATATGACAGACAATTCATTAAAACAAGGAACGCTTTTTAAACCAGAATTGGTTAAAGAACTCATTTCAAAAGTGCAAGGACGTTCTGTTCTTGCCAAGCTCTCATCTCAAACACCAATTCCATTTAATGGAGTTGAGCAATTTATCTTTAATCTTGAAGGGAATGCTCAAATTGTTGGTGAAGGGCAACAAAAAGGTGCGGGTAAAGCAATCATTGAACCAAAGGTAATCAAACCGCTTAAATTTGTATACCAAGCACGTATCACAGATGAATTTAAGTATGCTTCTGAAGAAAAACAACTTGAATATCTTTCGCAATTTGCTGATGGATTCGCTAAGAAAATCGCAGATGCTTTTGATATCGCTGCTATCCACGGTTTGGAGCCAAAAGGGCTTACAGATGCAACCTTCCGTGACACTAACTCATTTGATGGTTTGATCACTGGAAATATCGTAACTTATGCAGAAGATAAATTTGACGATAACATTGATGCTGCTGTCCAACAAATCGTAGCTAAGGGTGGAGAAGTTACTGGTGTGGCTATCTCTCCAGTAGGTGGTCAATCACTTGCTAAGTTGAAAGTAAATGGTGTGGCTCAATATCCAGAATTCCGCTTTGGTCAAAATCCTGACTCGTTCTACGGAATGAAATCAGACGTAAACAAAAACTTGACTGTTACAGGTGGAACTGCTCAAACAGACCATGCAATCGTTGGTGACTTTGAGAACCGTTTCAAGTGGGGTTATGCTGAAAATATCCCAATGGAAATCATTGAATATGGTGATCCAGATGGAGCTGGTCGTGACTTGAAAGCCTACAATGAAATCTTGCTGCGTGCTGAAGCGTTTATCGGATGGGGTATTCTTGATGCTGATGCATTTGCTCGTGTTAAAGCGTAAGGTGATTTGAAATGATTTACGTTAATAAAGTATCAGGAGAAATAATCACCACTGATTCAGTGCTGGGAGGCGATTGGATCGCTGGTAGTGAATATAAAAACGGGACAGAAGTTCCAGAAATGAGAGTGGCAGATATTCGCTCTAAACTAGATAGTTTAGGAATCGAATACGACAAAGGAGCTAAGAAGGCTGACCTTCTTGCTCTTTTAGAACAACATGAAGGGTAAATAAAATGACAACATTTGCGACAGTTGAAGACCTTGAAACTTTGTGGCGTTCTTTGAAATTTGATGAACGAGGAAGAGCTAAGGCACTGTTGGAAATTGTGTCAGATTCTCTTCGTGAGGAAGCTAAGAAAGTCAGCAAAGATTTAGATAAGATGGTGCTTGACAGCCCATCTTATCAAAGTGTTGTGAAATCTGTTACCGTGGATGTGGTTGCTCGTACATTAATGACATCAACCGATCAGGAGCCAATGACACAAATGGCTGAGTCTGCTATGGGATATTCTTTTAGTGGCTCTTATTTGGTGCCTGGTGGTGGCTTGTTTATCAAGGAGTCTGAGCTGAAGAGGTTAGGCTTCAAAAAGCAAAGATATGGGGTGATTGATCTTTATGGGACGAATTAAAGGTATTACGATCACTCTTATAGAAACCGTTGAGAAGGGAAGGGATGACTTTGGTCATCCCATTTTTGAGGAAGTTGAAACTTTGGTGGATAATGTCCTTATATCTCCATCTTCAACGGAAGATATCACAAGCCAGATGAATCTAACTGGACGGAAAGCAGAGTATACTCTAGCAATACCAAAAGGTGATCTTCATGATTGGGAAGATAAAGAAGTTTTATTTTTCGGTAAGAGATGGAAAACTTTTGGAATTCCTCTTGAAGGGATTGAGGAGATGCTTCCTTTAGTTTGGAATAAGAAGGTGATGGTAGAACGCTATGAGTGATATTAAGTTTAAGCTTAATCGTGCAGGAGTGGCTGAATTAATGAAATCTGCCCCTATGCAGAGTATCCTTTCTCAATATGCATCTGATATTCAAGCTAGATGTGGTGATGGATACGTAAAAGATATTCATGTAGGTAAAAATCGTGCTAATGCAATGGTTAGTGCAAAGACCTATAAAGCTAAGAAGGACAATATGAAAAACAATACTCTTTTGAAGGCGGTGAATTAAATGATTGAAATTGTTATCAAGAAATATCTTGACGGTCATTTATCGGTACCGTCTTTTTTTGAGCATGAAACAAACATGCCACAAGAGTTTGTAATCCTTGAAAAGACTAGGGGAGCCAAGAAGAACCACGCAAAGACTGCAACATTTGCTTTTCAGAGTTATTCAACCAGCATGCAAAAAGCTGCTGAATTGAATGAGAAAGTAAAACAAGTTGTCGAAAACATGATTGAACTGAATGAAATCAGTGGAATCCACCTAAACAGTGATTACAATTTCACAGACACAGAAACTAAAAAATATCGTTATCAAGCGGTATTTGACATAAATTATTTTTAAGAAATGGAGAATGGAATGGGATCAGAAGCTCAAACTACTCAAACAACATCGTCATCATTAGTGACGACAGCAAAACCTAAAATTGGGGGGGCAATCTATTCAGCACCTACTGGAACTCCTCTACCAACAGATGCTACAACCGCTTTAAATGCTAAATTTTTATCTCTAGGATATATCTCAGAGGATGGCTTGGAAAATGAAAATAGCCCTGAATCTGAAAACGTCAAAGCATGGGGTGGTGACATCGTACACTCCTCACAAACAGAAAAACCCGATACTTTCACTTATACATTAATCGAAGCATTGAACGTCAATGTTCTTAAGGAAGTGTACGGTGCTGATAATGTTAGTGGGGATCTTAAAACAGGTATCACTATCAAGGCTAATTCAAAAGAATTAACTAGCCATTGCGTTGTGGTAGATATGATTTTGAAAGATGGTACTATGAAACGTATTGTTATTCCTCAAGGAAAAGTAACAGGTATCGGAACTATCTCTTACAAAGATGCTGAGACAGTCGGATACCAAACAACTCTTACAGCATTCCCAGATGGCGAAAGCAATACTCACTACGAATACATCAAAGGAGCTTAATACATGTCAGAAACTAAATCATTTAAAGGGACTACTAAAACAGGTTTTCCATTCGATATCAGTATGGAACGGATGGAAAATTATGAGGTCGTAGAAACTATTGCTGAAATCGATGAAAACCCTCTTGTACTACCTCGATTGCTTAAATTGTTGCTCGGTGATCAGGTGGCAGCATTGAAAGATCACGTCCGTGGTGAAGATGGAATTGTACCAACTCAGAAGTTGATGGATGAAGTACGGGACATCTTCGAGTCACAGAATGTAAAAAAATAGTAACCCTTTCCAGAATGATCAAAACTGATGAAGATGCTTTGATTTGTGATTTAGCTGAGACGTATCGTATTTATGATTACAGACAGCTACCTGCATATCAGGTAGCTGTTTTTTCATTTGGTCTGCGTGATGATTCAAGGATAAAAGTTGCAATGTCAGGGCAGAATGTACCAACTGATCTATTAATCCAGGCAAGTATGTTGGATCGGCTATCTATGCTTGTATGGATGAAAACCAAAGATGGACAACAGGGTAAAAACCGTCCGGCTTCAATGGTTGATAGTCTTCTCAAGGTTGAGAAGGAAAAGGAACAGATGGTATTTACATCTGGAGAGGAATTTGAAGAATACAGAAGTAAATTGTTAGAAAAGATTGGAGGTGGTAATTAATGGCGACAGAATTAGGTCAAGCATATATCCAAATTATGCCATCAGCTCGTGGAATCAAGGATATGATTAAGAAAGAGCTTGGCTCTGAAATACCACAAGCAGGGCAGGAAGCAGGGGAATCTTTGAGTTCTAAGATGCTAAGTGTCGCAAAAAAAGCAATAGCAGCCGCCGGAATAGGTAAATTCTTTTCTGCATCATTGACAGAAGGGGCCAATCTTCAACAATCGTTAGGTGGGATTGAAACCTTATTTAAAGGTTCTGCTGACACGGTTAAAAAGTATGCTAATGAGGCATATAAAACAACAGGGTTATCAGCCAATGCCTACATGGAGAATGTAACAGGTTTTAGTGCCAGCCTTCTTCAATCGTTAGGTGGTGATACTCGGAAGGCAGCAGATGTTGCTAACATGGCTATGGTCGATATGGCAGACAATAGCAATAAGATGGGGACATCTATGGACCGTATTCAAGATGCTTACCAAGGATTCGCAAAGCAAAACTATACAATGCTAGACAATCTTAAGCTAGGATACGGTGGTACAAAAACAGAAATGCAACGCTTACTAGCTGACGCACAAAAATTGACTGGTGTTAAGTATGACATCAATAACCTATCTGACGTGTACCAAGCTATCCACGCTATCCAAGAGAATCTAGACATTACCGGGACAACTGCTAAAGAGGCTGCGACTACTTTTAGTGGATCATTCGCATCCATGAAAGCAGCAGCTCAAAATGTCTTAGGGAAATTAGCTCTTGGTGAAGATATTATGCCTTCATTGCATCAACTTTTTGAAACGGTTAAAACATTCCTTGTAGGTAATCTTATTCCAATGGTATGGAATGTGTTAAAAGGGATCCCACAGGTTTTAGCTGGTGCACTCGGTGAGCTTATGCACATGCTTTTCGGAGACTACATTGGAGAAAGCATTATGAATGATCTTTATGATGTTTTTGATAAAGTAGGAGGAGTGGTCAGCACTATCTATGATATGATTTTCGGATCATTGAGTAAGAAAGATAATATAGATTTTTTAAAGAAGCTAGGAATAAACGAGAAAACAGCTAGTAGTATTGTGAACATTGGTGATAATATCCGTACCATGTTTGAAAATATTGGTGCTGTTATTAGTAACGTTGCCGGGATTGTCGGAGAGTTCATCAGTGACCTTTTTGGACTTGCTAAAAGTAAAGATAGTGTTGGAGGAGTAGCCTCAGCTTTTGAAGCCATTACTAAAGTTTTAGCTGATGCATCAGGTAAGGTAAAAGATTTTACAAAGTGGATGCGTGAGAATAAAACAGTTATGGATATTGTTAAATCTGCTCTAGCCGGAGCCTTAGCAGGTTTTTTGGCATTTAAAGCAATTACAACTATTCAATCTATTATCACAGGTTTCAAATCAGCACTTTTAGCAGTTAAAGGCGCAGTTTTAGCTTTTAACGCTGCAATTGCTGCTAACCCACTCGGAGCATTAGTAGTCGCTATTACTGCTGTTGTAGGTGCATTAGTCTGGTTTTTTACCCAAACAGAAACGGGTAAGCAGATTTGGAGTGCTTTCGTTGATTTTGTAGTAGGCTTGTGGAATGGTCTTGTAGAGTTCTTTTCAGGTTTATGGACAACAATATCAGAAGGAGCAATAAACCTTTGGAATGGGGCTGTAGAAGTCTGGAATAGTGTTATCGAAGGAATAAAAAATGCTTGGAATGGAATAGTAGAATTCTTTGTTGCTTTGTGGGGAGGTATTTCTAGTACTGCTACAGCTGCATGGACTACAATTACAGAAACAGTAATGGCCATTGTCCAGCCTTTTATTGATGTTTTTATGTCAATTTGGAATGGAATGAAAGATGGTCTAGGTCAGATTTTCGAAGGCATTAAAATGATTTTCAGCGGGGCCTGGGAATTCATAAAGAGTATTGTAATGGGGGCGGTACTATTTATCATTGATTTGGTAACTTTAGACTTTACAAAAATGGGTGAAGATCTAGGATTGATTTGGGAAGGTATCAAATCTGCCGTATCAATGATTTGGGATGGTATCTGTACTTATTTTAGTGGGATTATTTCTACAATCATAGGATACTTCACTGGTGCTTTCGAAGGGCTTAAGACATTCTTGTCTGGAATCTGGGATTCTATAAAGGCAACAGCGGAAGCCATGTGGAATGCAATATGTGAAGCTATTCTTGGCATTATAGATGCTTTCATAGCTAGCGCAAAAGCCCTTTGGGAAGGTTTCAAATCTTTCATGTCAGGATTATGGGAAGGCATCAAATCTACAGCAATCGGCATGTGGGAAGGCATCAAATCTGGTCTTGGAAGTATTTTCGATGGAATTGTCACTGGCGCACAAAAAGCATGGGATACCATGAAAAACGGAGTTAAAGACCTTTGTTCAGGTATTAAAGGATTTTTCTCTGGCCTAGCAAATATCAATCTTTGGGATGCTGGTAAAGCTATTCTTGATGGCTTCTTAGGGGGATTGAAAAGTGCGTATAATGGTGTTAAGAATTTTATCGGTGGTATTGCAGACTGGATCCGTAAACACAAAGGTCCTATTTCTTATGACCGCAAGTTATTAATACCTGCTGGTAAAGCTATCATGGGAGGATTTGATGCTTCTTTACAAAATAGTTTTAAAGATGTGCAAAGAACTGTTGGTGGAGTAGCTGGATGGATTTCAAATGCATTTACAGGTGATGATTTTGATTTTGGATCAGGAGCAGCTTTCAGTAAAGATATCACATCCACATTGCAGATGCCTAACGCTAAATATGACACAACTGAGTCTAGAATGGTGTCTGAGATGATGATTCTGAGATCAAGTTTAGATACTTGGCTTGAGAAGATATCAAACAAAGACTCTAATACTTACTTAGATGGAGAAAAATTAGCCATCAATGCCTATCAACGTCAAGGACGAATCATGGCTAGAGAGGGGATCTAATGGCAGTAAATTATCTGATTATCAATACTTTTAACACAAACACTATATCAGATAGTGTGGTGACTGATTTTGGAGATATTAAAGGTGCTATCCCTCGATATGATGAGCAGAAAAAACTATTTGGAATGAATGGCCAGTATAACATTGAAGATGGTGCTTATGATGGATATGAGCGTACTTTGAAGTTATTTGTTAAGCGATATGAAGATGCTCAAGCTATTATTAACGCATTCCAGAAGCAAGACAATGTATTGGAATTTAGTTATCAGCCTGGTAGCATTTACTATGCAGATTTACTTGAATCAGAAATCTCGCTTCATGGACAAAATAACTGGATTGTAAGTGTCAAGGTGTATCAACATCCTTTTAGATATTTAAAAAATGTCCAAGAAGTTGTACTATCAGGACGTGGGACAATCACTAATCCAGGTACAATTTACTCGGAACCGGTTATTACAGTTGAAGGGCAAGGAGAAGTAACTCTAACGATTGGCAACCAGACAATGGTATTAAACCTACCAGGTGGGGCTAAAATTGATTGTAGGCAGCGGAAACAAAATGTTTATACATTGAATGGGCAACTCAAGAACACCTTGAGAACAAGAGGTCCTTTTTTTGAACTGCCTAAAGGAGTTATAGGTGTAACTACATCTGGTAATGTTTCCAAAATCAAAATTCAAGGAAATTGGAGGTATATCATTTGATTTATTTAAAAGAGGGTAATATTCCTCTTAATTTGTGTACGGATGATGATATCAGCCAGCAAGAAAATAATACTTATCAACTCACCTTCAAGTATCCTGTTAGTGATGAAAAATGGAGCCTGCTACAAAACGAAGTTCATTTGTTAGCAGATGATTTGTCAGGAGAACAAGAATTTGTAATCATTGACATCCAAAAGGGTCATGGATATATCACAGTATATGCCAATCAAGTAGCAACGTTGCTAAACGGGCATAGTATCCGCAAGATCAATGTAGATCGGGCGAATGGTTTTACTGTGATGAACAAGCTAGTAGAAGGGTTAAAGAGAGAATGCCCTTTTACTTTCTTTTCTGATATCTCTGAATTACATACTTTGAACATAGAGAATGTATCAGTAATTGATGCACTACTAAAAGGTCAGCACTCAATTATTGGTCAGTGGGGTGGTGATTTAGTCAGAGATAAATACTCAGTGAGATTGTTAAAAAATGGAGGGATTGAGAATCAATCTCTTTTTATGTACAAGAAAAACCTTTCTGAGTACAAAGAATCCACAACTACTAAATCGCTTAAGACAAGAATTCATTTTCGTAAGGTCATTACCGCATCTGGAGAAGGAGAGAAGGACAAAATCCTTGAGGCTACTGTAGACAGTCCACTTGTAGATAAATATAAGCATATCTACGAGGATGACATGGATGTCCAAGATCAAGATGTTAAAACCATTGAGGATTTAAAAGAGTATGGTAAGAAATACTTTCAGTCAAGTCTTTGCGATTTGCCAGATGAGAGCTTAGAGATCGATGTGGTGGGTCATGCCGATCAACCAGTAAAACTATTTGATACAGTATCAATCTTTTATGAACTCTATAATATTGATATTCGCAAAAAGATTACCAGCTATAACTACAGTCCAATGTCTAAAAAGTTGAAGAAGATTGGATTTGGCAAAATCTCACGTTCGCTAGGTGGTGCGATTGGCAAAATCGTTGACGATGTAGTCAAAGAGAAAATTGCTAGTCATGATGCTGAATATGAGGCTAAGGTTCAAAAATTAGTTGATAACGCTAATGAAGAATATGAGAAACGTGCTAAAGAGATTGAAAATAAGGTTACCGATGGAATTGAGCAAGCGAAAGCACAAGCGGAAGTAGTTAAGCAGGAAATAAACGGGATTGTTGCACAAAAAATATTAGAATCTAAGCAACTAACTGATTCTGAAATTGCAAAAGCCAATGCAAAAGCAGAGGAGGCATTGAGCAAAGCCGGCACATTCCCAAGCATGGAAAGCATATCGGCAAAACTTAAAGACGAGATCTTAAAAAGTAAAGATTTAAGTGACAAAATCAATCGGACTTTCTCAGAGATGGACAACGGCACCGAAATTTTTAACAAAATTTCCGGCCAAGTAACAAAAAAACTTGTTGAAGTCGAAGGTCAAGTAAACCAAAAGATCGGCCAAACGAATCAACGGATTGGACAAGTCAACAATGAATTGCTTTCGACTAATCGGGAAGTTGACCAAACAAACAATCGAATCGATCGGACTAATAGAAACTTAGAAGAAACAAATCGGGATCTTGCAAATATCAACTCTCAAGTGGCTGCCAACACACGTCAAATCGAAGTGCAAGTTACAAATTATAATGCAGTCAGAGAATCTACTAAAATGTTTGAACGCATTTTAGGTACAACAGAAGAAGGTGCACCAAACAAACTATCACGGCTTGTTATGTCTAGTGAGATATTTCAAACAGAAGTAGGTAAATACGTTACAGATGATAACAACTTGATTGTTAATTCCATGACGATGTCAACCAATACGCTTGTTGGGAATAACAATCCAAAAGCAAGTGTATCAGTCAGTAATGGCATTTTTACGATCAAAGCACAAGGCCTTACTGGTTATAACTGGTCAGGATTTAGTCTTCCTATTTACGTTAAAAAAATATATCATGGCGAAACTTACACGCTTGGGTTTAAGTATCGTATTAGGGAATATCCAGATAGTTCTTTTGCTTTCAATATTAAAAATCACGGATTAAATAAAATCCTCTTATCTTCTGATATTGGCAAGAATAGACCGCCTCTTAATGAGTGGCAAGAATTTCAGAAGACTTTTACAGTTCAAGAAGATTTTGCTTTTGGCGAGGACGCAAACTACCCATTTTACATCTACTTAGCTAAAAATGGCTGGATAGAGTTCAAAGAGCCTATTTTGGTTCGTGGATCTAACACAGGGCCATACAAACCAAGTCAATTTGATGACGCATTTGCAGAAACGAAAGCCCTTGGAACACGCCTTTATTCCAAAGTTGCCGAAGTTGACAATAAGACGTCAGAAGCTAAACAGCTCGCAATCGGAGCACAAGCAAGAGCGGATCAAGCGAGTGGGCTCTCTCAAACAGCTCAAGAAAAGGCCGAGGACGCAAAAACACTAGCTAGACAAGCGGAGAATTCGTCTCAAACAGCCAAACAAACAGCGCTAGACGCTCAACAGAAGGCAATCCAAGTCGCTGAACAAGCTAGACAGGCCCAAGCCACAGCGGAGGCTACACGGACACAAGTCACACAACTTGCAGGCTCATACGCAATAAAAAATCTTAATAGCGCAGGAGATATCATCAGTGGTATCAATTTAGGCGCAGATGGAAACAACCGTTTTGTCGGCAAACTAACTCATATCACAGGGGAAACTCAAATTGATAACGCAGTTATTAAATCTGCAATGGTTGACAAACTGAAAACAGGAAACTTTGAATCTGGATCAGTAACAACTCAAATCCTTGCTTCCAACGCAGTAACGGCAGATAAGTTGCTTGTTGATTCAGCAATGATCAACAAGCTTGTATCAAATCAAGCGTTTATCAGGGAATTGACATCGCAAAAAGCATTTATTACTGAGCTGAATTCTATCAAGATTGCTGCCGAAAGAGTTCAAGGTGGACGATTAAGTGCTAATAACGGTTCAACTGTCTTTGACTTAGACAATGGTACACTAAATCTATTTTCAAATACTGGTACAATTCGAAGGATTGACGATACAAGCTCCTCACAATTTATCAAATTTAACCAAGTTGGTCTTGTTGGCGAGTATCTAAGAGACAATAAGGCTGCCAGAATCGTCATAGGAACAAATCAAGACAAAACTGAAAATACAGAAAATGCAACATTTGCTGGGATGCGCTTGTGGTCAGGAGCGAAGAATGATGTAAAAGAATCTTTGTACGAACTTGTTGGTGATCGAATCATATTCTATGCAAATGGTCAGTATAGAAGTCCTTGGATTATTCACAATAATACTAAAGATGGAAATAGCTATTTGATTCCAATGAATGAAAAAGGCGTTAAACATAATTTAGGGCGTGGCGATAAACATTTTAGCAAAGCTTATATTGATGATCTATTTATTGGAAAAGGATCACAAAATGTAGGAGGCTATCTATGGGATATCTTGACTTGTTTTGGTGTTATCGCTCGTTATGGTTGGGACCTAAAGAATGGAGCTGTTCAACATCATATAAAATCAAATCTCATCAATAAATATGGCTTTAAATAGAAAGGAAATTAACATGAACGAAAATATTTTACTAGCTATGATTGCTGAATTAAACAAGCAATTGGGGGACAAAACACTCGGAGAGATTGAGTTTAAGGCTCGATGTACTTACCTACAAGAAAAACTGGATCAGCTCACACAAGAGCTGGAGGTATATCGTTCCGTCCTCGAATCAGATAAAGATTTGATGGACCTATTCAACGAAATCAAAAATAAAAATGAGGTAACAAACTAATGGATTATAAATTACAATTTAAATCATTTGACCCAGTTTTGAATGCTACTAAAGTAGCAATCAAACAAGATCACCCTTATCGGGTATTCGAAGAAGTTTTGCCAAACAACCGCATGGCAGAGGAAGATTCTGCGCTAGTCGAAGCGGTGTTAAACATTGTACGGATGGAACTTGATACTTCAGGTGCTGTAGTCGCAATCAAAAAAGAGCTTGATAAGTCAGTGGAAGCAAACAATGAGGCTATTGCTAAAATCCAAGCACTTACAAAAGATAATGAAGATAAAGCAGTCCAAATTAAGAACATCAAAAATGTAGCTGATTGGGCTGTGTTAGTCGCTGTCACCAATACCGATCATCCAATTGATCCTACATTATTCGCTCGTGGGCTTGAATTGGTTGATGTAGCTCAAAAAGGAAAGGTCTATCAACCTTACGATATCTTTGTTATCGAAAACCCAGGCTATACTCCACGATTTAAAGAAGGCAAATTAGTCATGATTCAGGTCAATGAGGAATTTACCTATAACGGCGAAACACTTGAAGAACTTGAGAAAGGACCTCGTAAAAATGGAAAATTAGAAGTCTGGAAATGGGAAATCCCAAAGGAATTAAACCCTTCTAATAATCTTGAAACTCAACCAGTAGCACAGCCCGAATCTTAATTGATAGGAGTGTGATTGATGTATCAAGAAGAACCAGATGGTATTTTTGGAATTATCGAGGTAGTTCGTGATTTTTACGATCATGGAATTGACGAGCATATAATTGTTTTTCTCTTGATGGCTATCGTTGCTCTAGATATCATTCTAGGTGTATCTAGAGCATGGGCATACCATGAATTTTCCAGTAGAAAATGGAGGAAGGGCCTAGTTAGTCACACAGCTATGATCTTGATTGTGGCAATCGGTTATCCCTTCACGTTATACATGAATCTAGCGCCTGTTATTGATGCATTCATCATCTCGATGATGGCAGCTTACGGTTCTAGTATTCTTGCTAGTCTATCAGCATTAGGGGTAGAAATTCCCTTTATCGATCAATACATCAAGAGAAATGTTGATCGTGAAAAATTTCTCTTAAAAGAAGGTTTGGAAGAACCTAAGAAGTTAAAAAAAGGAGCAAAGAAAAAATGAATCAAATCACAGGAATCGTAGTTAATTCACTAATGGCTATTTTTGTCGCTTTCGTCGGAATCGCTGTTAAATCACTCAAAGAGTATCTTCTTACTCGTGGTGGTAAAAAGGCATTGGAAGTAGTGGAAATCCTGGCAAAAAATGCGGTAAATGCTACTGAGCAAGTGTCGGGAACATTAGGAATTCATGGAGCTGAGAAACTCGAGCATGCAAAAGGCTGCTTGATTAATGGGTTAGAATCTCAAAATATTTATCTGACAAACGAAGAACTTAATACTTTTCTTGAGGCAGCTGTAAAAAAAGCTAACGAAGAATGGAAAAAGTGAGGTATTCTTATGGCAACAAGACAAGAAATTATTCAATTTATTATTGATTTAGCAAATTCTGGAATGGGTGTAGATAAGGATGGTTTTGCAGGAACTCAATGCGCTGATCTGCTCACATATCCTGCAAAAACTTTTTTTGGCATTGATCTATGGGGTAATGCTTCCGAATTGCTTGACTCAGCAGAGCAAGCAGGATTAGAAGTGCATCGTATGCCTACAGATAAGAATCCTAAAGCTGGTGCATTCTTCACAATGGATGCTTGGTTTGGCGGTGTCAACTTTGGTCATTGTGGAGCAGTAATTGAAGATTCAGATGGTTACAGCATGAGAACTGTTGAGCAAAATATCGATGGCAATCTTGATGCTCTTATTGTGGGTGGACCTGCACGTTTTAATAGTCGTGGATTTGAAAATGTGCAGGGATGGTTCTATCTTCCATACTCAGATACTCCGCTTAGCGAAAACTTCCAACCGCTTAGTGAAACTCCTAAAAATGATGAAATGGAACTTATCCCAGAAAATGGGACATTCATTGTTGGAGATGCTGCCATCAATGTTCGCCGTGGGCCAAGCCTAAATAGTGAGATTGTGGCTGTCTATGATGCTAACGAAAAAGTCCAATATGACTATAAAGGATCGGCAAATGGCTATCGTTGGATCTCATACATTGGTGAGTCAGGTAACCGTAATTACATGGCAATCGGACAGACAGATGAAGAGGGTAACCGTATCAGCTTGTGGGGGGATTTAGAATAAGGAGGATTTGAATGATTAGATCAAATTCAACTAATCTTAATCGGATAAAAGGGGGAGAAGTTGTTAAACAAGGGGACTTCTCCTCCACTTTTGAATATGAGTTACTTGATTACAAGTATAATAAAATCACTAATCTGGATGGCCAAAATGCTTCAATTAAGATAGCAAACCAAAAAGGTAAGTTGGTAATCAATGCAACCGTAGAAAATTCAAAGGTTAGTTTTAATATTGGAAAAATCTTACCTGCTGGTATTTACCTAGTAGAAGTACAATGTGGAGAGTATGTGTTTCCTAGTGATCAATCTGTAAGACTGGAAGTCACACAATCAACAGAACATTTCAATAACTTAGAAGATATTGAAATGGCACAGCTTGACATCAAAAAAGCTGTTGAAGACTATCTAAAGCGTATAAATTTTGTTGCCTATGACGACAGCAATATAAAGCGTGAAATTAGAGAATTAAAGGATAAGACACAAGGCCAGATTATTGATATTGCCCCTCTTGAAAGCAGAATTGCTAACCTTGAGAGCAGGGGACAAACAGAGACTATAGATCTCGTTCCTTACCTAAAAACCGAAACGGCTTACACCTTATTTCCAACTTACGCAACCCTTCAAGCACAAATGACCTCTAACATCAAGACAAAACACCTTGAATTGGGCCTTGATTCGTTAATCGAGACCAAGTTAAAAAATGGAGATGATCCATATATTACCAACCATCATATTGAAACCTGGTATACAACTAAGGCTGAATTCAACAATCTGGTATCAAGGGTACAGGCTTTAGAAAGCAAAGAGTAATCTTCTAAAACTATAAAGTAGTTTGGTATTTCCATTACAATAGACATTTTTAGAAATGTCGGTTATAACAGCAAATAAGATATCGTGTTTTCAGAGGTATTGATACCCAAAATGATACCCAGTTTTTATAAATATCGCATTATTTTTAGATTGATTTAACCGTAAAAGGTTGAATTATCTAGGGTTTTAAGACTATTTCTCAAAATGTTAGATAGTGGTCATTAAACAAGTTTCTGTTTACCCAATCGCAAAATAATTGCTAGAAATAGCAAAAAATAAAGCTTTTCGATTTTTCGGAAGGCTTTTTTCTTTTCTTTTAAAAATTTTCTTTGTTTAGTCTTGTTAATATAATGTTTGAATTTGTGTTTTTTTAAAAAAGTAGTATAATAGAGACAAATATAGTAGGAATGGAAGTGGTGCG